TCGCCCGTGTTTGCTTGATGGGTCACAAAGACTCTATGGTTTTGGTTGAGCAAGTGGGCATCCGTTCACAAACTCAGTACAAACAAGAGTACTTGGGTACGCTGTTCACTTCGGACACGCTGTATGGTGTGAAGGCTCTCCGCACTTCTACCACTGCAACTGACCCGAATGCTGCATCCATGTTCGCCTTGGTTGTTCCTTCCTAATTGCAGTTGCGCCCCCTGCCCTAGTGGTGGGGGGACTTTTTTAACCTATTAGGAGAAATCAAAATGGCTGATGCTACCGCTGTTGTTATTGACAGAAATAACGACTCTTTTCGGGGCTTGTTCAGTGACACATGGACTGTTACCTGCACTTTGAATTCTGCATCTGTTGCAGACCAAGCTACTGGTACTGACGCTGTGGCTGTTCCTGGCGTTGCCCTTGGCGACATGGTGATTGGTATGTCTGCTGGCGTAAGTGAGGGCGGTTTGGTTCGTCGTGCTTATGTCTCTGCTGCTAACACTGTGACCATTGCTAGTACTAACACTACTGGTGCGGCTGTTGATATTGCCGCTACCACGATCAAGTTGGTAATTGCTCGTATGGTGTAAGGATTGGGGGGTTCGCCCCCCTTTCTTGTTTTGGAGTTAATCAATGGCAACTTTTCGCTGTCTTCAGTCTGGTAACACAGTTAGTTTTACCTTGCAACATGACATTGACTCAATGAAGGGTCATCAAGGTTATGTTCGTATTGACGAGCAAGAAAAGGAACCTGATGCGTATGATGCCAATGCCGTGAGAACAGATACTGCTTTTACGCCGCCAGTTGTACGGCGCATGGGTCGCCCAAGGAAAGTTGCAAATGTCTGATATAGACGCTAGAGATTTTGGGAAACTGGAGGCTCAAGTCGAGGCTCTCCAGAATGAAGTTCATACTTTGAGCAAAGATGTGAAGGCTTTGCTTGAGTTGGCAAACAAGAGTAAAGGTGGATTCTGGATGGGAATGACCATTGCATCCACTGTTGGCGGCATACTTACCTATGTTGGTGAGAGGCTGTTCAAATGAAAGGCTTGCTCTCTGGAGTGTCGTGCCCTATTGCCACTCAGGATATAACTGTTAACCTGAAAAACAGGAATAACGCATTCCAGAAGTTTGGTTATGGCCCACCTAACCCTGATGAAGCAAATGATGCTTTCTGGCTGAAAAAGGCCAAGATGTATAACGCTCCCACATCTACCATCAAAGGCATGGTGTGTGGGAACTGTGCCGCTTTCATTCAGACGCCCAAGATGATGGAGTGCATCACATCTGGGTTGGAAAAGGATGAAAACGAGGGTGAGTTGTCCTATGACGAGAACTTTGTCAAGGCGGCTAACCTGGGATACTGTGATCTGTTTCAATTCACCTGTGCAGCGGCCCGCACCTGTGATGCCTGGAAGTCTGGTGGGCCAATAACCAAGGAAAAAGCATGATGTACGGCAAGCCAATGAAAGAGTCAAAGTCTTCTTCAAAGAAGAAAAGTGTTCCTGTCACTGTCATGGTAGCAATTGGGAAACCAAAGATGCTCCCTAAAAAGGGTCAGCGCACTGCCACCAACATGATGAATAAAGCTAAAAAGGCAAAATAATGTCATCTTTAACCGCCCCTATTACTCTTTTAAACGCAGTTGTTGCAACTGGTGCATCTACAGCAGTTCAGGCAGATGCTGGTCAACCTGCATTCCTGCAAGTTTCTGGTATCACCAGTGCAACTGTAGCCTTGCAAGGTAGCTTGGATGGCACGAATTGGTCAACAATTGGTACTGCATTGACTGCAAATGGCATCATAACCATTGCAAATGCACCGACATATCTACGAGCCAATTGCACTGTTTATGTCACTGGAACCATCACGGCTAAGATTCTTTACTAAGGAATTGCCATGAAAATGACCAAAGCGGCTAAAAAGGTTGGAAAAGTCATGCGTGAGTACAAAGAGGGAACTTTGCATTCTGGGTCTAAAAAGGGGCCAGAAGTGACTTCCCGTAAGCAAGCAATTGCCATTGCCTTGTCTGAGGCTGGCATGGCAAAACCTAAGAAGAAGGCCAAGAAATGAAACCTGGACTTTATGCCAACATCAATGCCAAACAAGCCCGTATCAAGGCTGGTTCTGGCGAGAAGATGCGTAAGGTAGGGGCCAAGGGTGCGCCTACTGCTGCTGACTTTAAACAAGCTGCAAAGACTGCAAAGAAGGTTAAAAAGGTGAAGTAGATGAAATCTCCTGTTTGGCAAACAAAAGCTGGTCAAAATCCAAAAGGCGGCTTGAATGCCAAGGGCAGATCATCTTATAATGCGGCAACTGGCGGGAACTTAAAACCTCCCGTCAAATCAGGGGATAATCCCCGCAGAGCAAGTTTCTTGGCTCGAATGGGTGGCAATGATGGCCCTGAGTTCAAGAATGGTGAACCAACGAGACTGCTTCTTTCGCTAAAGGCATGGGGTGCAAACTCCAAAGCTGACGCAAAGGCAAAAGCTAAAGCTATATCCGCAAGGAACAAGGCAAAGGCGAAATGAGAGCATTATCAGTTGGTGTTAGTCCCGCAGCGGCAGTAGACACAACAGTCTATACCTGTCCAAAGGGCTATTACGCCAAATTCACTGTAATGTATATACACAATACAGGCGGCTCTACTAAGCATATAACTGTTCAATGGTATGACGCAAGCGCTAGTACAACTCTTGATATATTGACTATACGATTTCAGCACTAAAGAATATTTGCAGTTTGATGGCAATGCCTACATTGTTTTAGAAGAAGATGACAAAATAAAAATAACTACTCAGGAAGGAAGCGCATTCAGTTTTATCGCCACATTTGAACAAGAAGGGTTGGCAAGAGCATGACACTACTAGAACTTGTCAACGATGTGTTGATTCGCTTGCGTGAACCCGTTGTAACCACTTACAACGAAACCACCTATTCCACTTTGGTTGCAAAGTTTGTGAACGATGCAAAGCGTCAAGTGGAGGATTCTTTTGGTTGGAATTCTTTAGGGCAGACCATCACTGTGACTACTGTGGCTTCAACCCCATCATATTCACTCACTGGTGCTGGTCAGAAGTTTCAGGTGATGGATGCCATCAACACAACCAGTAATGTTGGTTTGACTAACATCACATTTGTGGACATGAACCGCAAACAGAACTTCTTGCCTCTGGTCAACTCAATTCCAACAGAATTTTCTTTTGATGGAATAGATGGCTCTTACGATACAAAAGTCAGTTTGTTCCCAATTCCTGATGGCGTGTACACACTGAAATTTAGTTTAACGATACCCCAGGCAACTTTGGCGGCTGACAGCACTGTTGTGCTTGTGCCTGATGTAGTTGTTGCTCAAGGTGCGTATGCCAGGGCATTGGTTGAGCGTGGAGAAGATGGTGGGTTGTCTTCATCAGAGGCATACACACTATTCCGATCCATGCTCTCCGATTACATTGCTTTAGAGGCAAATCGGTATCCAGAAAATCAGCAATTTGTATCAACATGAGCCAACAAATCCAGACATTCTCTGTCTCAGCCCCAGGCTTCTTTGGACTGAACACACAGGACTCTCCGCTTGATTTAGCGGCTGGATATGCTGCGATTGCTACAAACTGTGTGATTGACCAATATGGTCGCATTGGCTCTCGCAAGGGTTGGTCAAGGGTTAACACATCCTCTGGCAACCTTGGTGCAAATAATGTAACAGTCATCCATGAGTTGGTGCAGACTGATGGCACTTTGACTGTTTTGTTCGCTGGAAACAACAAGCTGTTTAAACTGAGTGGCGCTACTGTTACTGAATTGACCTATGGGGGGGGAGGTACTGGCCCCACCATTACTGCAAGCAACTGGCATTGTGCTTCTTTGAATGGAATCACATATTTCTTTCAGTCAGGTTATGACCCACTGATCTATGACCCTGCTGTAAGTACCACCACATACAGGCGTGTGAGTGAGAAAAGCGGTTATGTTGCGACTGCTCCACAAACTAATATTGTTATTTCTGCCTATGGTCGGTTATGGACTGCTAGTAGCACTGCTGACACTGTAACTGTCTATTTCTCTGACTTGTTGGCAGGACACATCTGGTCAACAGGAACTGCTGGTTCTTTGGACATTTCACGGGTGTGGCCCAATGGCTCTGATGAGATTACAGGGTTGGCAGCACACAATGGATTCTTGTTTATCTTTGGCAAGCGTCAAGTCTTAATTTATGCAAATGCGACTACCCCATCAAGTCTGTCTCTGAGTGACACCATTAGCAATATTGGTTGCATTGCAAGGGACTCTATTGCCAACACAGGCAGTGATGTGGTTTTCTTGTCAAACAGTGGTGTGCGTTCATTGCTCAGAACCATCCAAGAGAAGTCTGCACCTTTGCGGGACTTGTCTAAGAATGTGCGCGATGATTTGATGACGATTGTGAATGCTGAGACATTGGCAAACATCAAGGCAGTCTATTCAGAGTCAAATGCTTTCTACCTGATTAACTTCCCAACTGCCACCCAGACATACTGCTTTGATACCAAGGCGGCTTTGCAAGATGGTTCTTCACGGGTAACTGTGTGGGATTCCATCACTCCAACTGCTTTCCTTGCTAAACGCAATGGAGACTTGTTGATTGGCAAGAATGGCTATGTGGGCAAGTATGGGACTTATCTTGACCATGCAAGCACATACCGCCTACAGTATTTCACCACCTATGCTGACTTGGGTGCGCCCAATGTCACATCTATTCTGAAGCGCATTGCTGTGGTGGTGATTGGTGGTTCAAGCCAAGGCTTCATCATCAAGTGGGGATATGACTTCACTGGTCAGTATTACTCCACTACATTGCAAATTCCTCAGTCTACTGTGTCTGAATATGGAACTGCTGAGTATGGGGCGAATGGTGTTCCTGTTGCCTACTACTCAGATGGCATTTCTTTGCAGACATTGATTGGTCAAACATCAGGTTCTGGCAAGACTGTGCAAACGGGTTATGAAGTGCAGATTAATGGGTATCCTGTGAGCATTCAAAAGATTGAGATTCAAGCCAAGAACGGCAAACTAGTATAAGGATGTATCGTGAGTAACTACACTAAAACCACTAATTTCGCCGCTAAAGATGCTTTGTCGCCAGGGAATGCAAGCAAGGTTGTTAAGGGAACTGAGATTGATACTGAGTTCACCAACATTTCCACTGCCATTGCAACCAAGGCAGATGGAACCTTCACCAACTTCAGCTTTGTTGAGAGTGGGTCTAATCTGCTTATTCGTCACTCAGGAACAGATGTGATGAAGATTGACAGTTCTGGGAATCTGACTGTGTTGGGCAACATTGTGGCTAACGGCACTGTGTAATGTCTGCTTTAGATACACTAATTTCTAAAAACGCTATCTTTGGAAAGGCGTTTACAGACTTGCAGTCTGGGAATGCTTACATAGATTCCAGAGGGAATATTGTTTCCAAAACAGAGACAACGCCAGACCCAATTACAAATGAAGATGACAGAATTATTGGCTATAACCAAAAGCCAAAAACTCTTTTTACTTTACAAAAAGGAACAAAAGAGGGCGAGTTCACCATTCCTAAGTTGCGAAATGAAAAAGAGGGTGGATACTTCAATGCCACACTGAATCTAACTCCAACATCAAATGGTTTTACATTAACTGAGCCAGAAAAAAACATTACTGGTCAATACTTTTCTCCATACAAAGGTCAAGATGTTTCAGGCCAGCAGTGGGTTGGAATGTCTCCGCAACTAGCTGGTTATTTAAATACAATTCAAAGTGGTGAAGCTACTTTTGAAAAGCAAGATGTATCTTATGAAGATGGCAAAACTGGTACTCAATACGCTCTAATAGACCCAAATGGAAATAGGGCTGGAACGCTTCAGTCTGTACCTGGACGGGATGACATTGCAACTGTTAAAACATATAACCAAGAAGCCGGTGGATTTCTTGACTTATATGTAGCCATTGATCCAACAACTAAACGAGTTGCGCCAGTTCAAGATTTTTCTAAACAAGTAACATATAAAGCACCAACGCAGGGTACGTTCTGGGATCAAATTGCACAAGGAGCCAAAAAAGCTGCTCCTTATGCGGCATTGGTTTTTGGTGGGCCATTAGCTACTCAATTGGGTGGTGGTCTATTGGGCGCTGCTGGTTCATCGGCGATATTTCAAGCTGTGGGTGGAACACCTGTTGACAAAATAGCTGAAAATATTGCAAAAGGCGCAGCAGTTGGTGGTGTTGTTGGTGCAGATGGATTAGATATTTCTGGCTCCGCTGGTGGTGGACTTACTGGACAACTTGCACAAAGCACTGCTGGAAATTTAATTGCTGGTCAAAATCTTGAAAATGCAGTTACTGGCGCTGTTAAAAGTGTATCTATAGGGTCGCTAACATCTCCATCAACTCAAACAGGTATAACAATACCGACTGAACAACAGGCTCTTGCTAGTCAACAAGACTTGCAGAATGAGTTGGCTCCTTATCAGTCAACAATTCCAGCAAACACAACTGCATTTGATACAACAACTGACTTTCCAGACGTATCTGGATTTGATATCCCCTTACCAACACCACAAACACCGATTACTGGAAATACTGGAGGAAATATGGCAACAAGTTATACAGAAGACCCGTATGGGTATAGCGGAACCCCGTCTTACTTCAATTATGCTGAAGACCCGTATGGATACACAGGAACTCCTCCAACAGACTACACAGAAGACCCCTATGGGTATGCAGGTGGAACTGGTGGAAGTCAAGTTTCTGCAACTCCAGGCGATTTAAACGCTCTAAGTGGTTATGGAAATCTAACTATTGGGCAAGTTCAACGATTGCTTGGTGGCACTGCTGGTGGCGGTGCTGCTGGTGGTGGCGTAAGACCTTTAACCACAGCACAAAGAACGGCTCAACAACAAGCATTAGGATCACTTTTAGGTGGCGCTGTTAGTAACGTTGGTGGTATTTTGGCTGGTCAAACTGCGGCTAAAGCTGCTGAAGAACAAGCTAGGATGATTTCTGAGGCAACTGGTAGGGCGGTTCCTGGCGCACAGTTCAGACCTATTGGAACAACCACAAGGTTTGGCACAAGCCAATTCCAAGTTGATCCTACAACTGGTCAGTTAACAAGTGCTGGTTATCAGTTAACTCCAGAACTCAAGGCAATGCAAGATCGAGTCATGGCCTTAACTGGTCAAGGCTTGACTGAGGCAGAACAAGCGGCTGGTCGTTATGCTCCTTTGACTGCTGGCGCAAAAGGTTTGTTTGGCTTGGGTCAACAGTATCTGGCTCAGTCTCCTGAACAAGTTGCTGCTGACTACATGGCAAGACAACAAGACTTGCTGGCTCCTAGCCGTGAGCGTCAACTGTCTCAGTTGCAAACCCAATTGTTCCAAACTGGTCGTGGTGGCTTGTCTGTTGGTGGAACTGGATTGCGCCCAGGTGGTGGTCTAGGTCTACGGGCGGCATCTCCTGAGATGGAAGCCTACTACAACGCTTTGGCTCAACAAGATGCTCAATTGGCTGCTGGCGCACAGCAAGCTGGTCAACAACAGGTTCAGTTTGGTGCTGGCTTGATGGGTACTGGCGCTAACTTGCTTGGTGCTTATGGTCAGGGCTTGACAGGTGCTTATGCACCATTCAGCACTGGTATTGGTGTTGGTTCATCACTTGAGCAACTTGGACAACAACCTTTGTCATTGAGTCAACAGTTGGCTCAGGTGAGTTCTGCATCTGGCGCAAGGGCTGGTGAACTTGGAATCAGAGGAACCACTGCGGCTGCTGCTGCTAGACTGCCTTCTATGCAGTTCAACCCGTTGTCGAGGGCATTGGTTGGTGCTGGTGGAAACACTCAGTTTGGCAATGCCTTGGGTCAATTTACTGGTAATGCTCTTCCAGATTTGTTGGGATTATTCAGTGGCGGTCTCCCAAATTATGGGTTAGAAGATCGTCAGAATGATGTAAACGCTAATTTCTAAGGAATAATCATGGCAACAGATATTGTTGGAAGTTTGTTTGGTGTTAGTCCTGAGATGTATCAGGAAGAGCGCAATCGTCAGGGGTTGAAAGATGCTATTGCTATGGCACAACTTGACCCTATGCAGTATGCAAATGCCGCTATCCAAGCTGGTGCTGGTCGTGCCGCTGGTGGGTTTGCTGGTTTGATGGGCGTAGAAGACCCTCAGATGCGTCTGATTAGCCAACGCAATGCCTTGGCAAAGCAGATTGACATGAATGATCCTGAGTCCATCATGCGTGGCGCACAGATGGCGGCACAGTCTGGAGACACAGTAGCGGCAAGCACATTGGCTAACTATGCTCGTAAAGCCGCTGGTGATTTGGCTTTGATTCAACAGCGTACTGCTGAAAAGATGACTTCTGAACAGCGCAATGCTTTGGCTTTTGCGGCATCTGTTGGTCGCCCTGGCTCTCCTGAATTCAATAGAGCATATCAAGATAAATTTACTGAGTTGACAACAAAACCAGAATCAACATCTGGAGAGATGAGAAATGCTGCTGCAATTGCTGGCGCTGAGTTTCCTGTTGGATCACCCCAATATATTGAAAGATATAAAGAAGAATTAAAACGATTAACAACAAAAGAGGCAAAGGTTGGGAATGTAAAAGAAGTTGGTGTTGCAATGGGTAGTAGAGAGCCTGTTTACCTTGATGTAAATCAAGACCAGCAATTCATCTACCAAAAAGGCGCAGATGGAAAGCAGATGCGTGTCCCTTATTTTGGCGGTGTGGACAGAGCAACGGCAACATCAACTACAAAAGTTGAAGCAGAAAGAAAACAAACAGAATTTGAAAAGCTTTTAGACAAAAAAGATGCTGACAGAGTAGGCAATGCAATGACGTTGCAAGAAAATGCAATAGCCTCATTAAATTCATTAAACAGATTAAATCAACTTGACCAAAGTGCATTGATAAGCGGTTCTTTTGCAAGCGGCAGGCTTGGAGCAACAAACTTTCTTAATACACTTGGTCTTACAAGTGCAAAAGATAAAGATGTACTTGCAAAATCTGAAAATTACCAAAAGACTGCTGGCGATGTAATTCTTGCTACTCTTGGTGGAAGGCTTGGGTCTGGATTCTCAAATGCAGATCGTGAGTTTATTCAAAGTCTTGTTCCTCAACTGGAGAACAGTCCACAAGCCCGTAAACAACTTATTGAGTTTATGGTTAAAAAGAATCAAGGAATTGTTGACGAAACAACCAAATTGGAAACCTATGCAAGAGACAAGAAAACTCTTAAAGGATATGTTGCAACAATTCCAATTGTTAATTTAGGCGCAAATGCTCCAAAGCCTTTTTGGTAGATGAATTG